GAGTCAGCACCCCGAACAAACAGACCAACCGCATCAAGCCGGAAGCGATTGTCCTGCACCACTCAGACGGAAGCTATCTTGGTGGATGCGAGTGGATAAGTAATCCGGCAAGCAAAGTGTCCTACCATGTGCTCATCGCCCGCGACGGCCGCCGCACCGTCTTCGCCGAAGACACCGACCGCTGCTGGCACGCTGGCAAGTCGAGCTGGCTTGGACGGCCGGATCTCAATAGCTGGTCTCTCGGAGTATCATGGGAAGGCAACACCTACGACCGGCCGCTTGAGGAAGCAGCAATGGACAGCGCCATCGAATACTTGGCGCCTCGCATGAAGAAGTGGGGCATCCCGATGACGCGCATCCTGACCCACCAGCAGGTTGCACCAACACGCAAAACAGACATCTCGCCCGCTGACGCGGCGCGCTTCAAAAGCCGCTTGAAGGCGGCGCTCAACTAATATGGCAAAGACAATCGGACAACTTACACAAGCAACGACCATCGGAGGCTCCGATGAGTTTGTAATTGAACAGACCGGAATCACCAAGCGCGTTGCGGCCAGTGTTGTGCGCGGCGGGCTGGTCAACGCTGACGTTGCCTCAAATGCGGCCATCGCCTTCAGCAAGCTGGCGGCGCTGGACAGCGCCAACATTCTTGTCGGCAATGGAAGCAACGTGGCGACCAAGGTTGCGGTTAGCGGAGACGCCACAATCAGCAATGCAGGAGCGGTGACGCTTGCGGCCAGCGCGGTCAATGGAAAGACGGCCTTGACCGATCCGCTGGCATCGACCGACGAATTTTTGATCTGGGACGCAAGCGCAAGCGCGCTTCGCAAGGTGACGTGGAACTCGTTGCAGCCTGCGGGAAGTGTGTTGCAGACGGTGCAGGTCGTAAAAACAACACTTCAGAATTGCAGCACAGCAATACCATACGACGATACAATTCCTCAAAACACTGAAGGCGACGAAATCTTCACGGCAACAATAACGCCTTCAAGCGCATCAAACAAAATACTCGTCAGTGTTGTTGCGTGCGGCCTAACCAGCAGCTCAACAACTGGAGGGTCTGTTGCTGCTCTATTCAAAGACTCGGGCGCAAACGCAATAGCTGTCGGCAATTTGGTTCCATATTTTTACAGTGGATCTTCAGTAATAGAGTTTTTAGACGCACCAGCAACAACGTCAGCGATAACATATAAGGTGCGCGCAGGCTCTAACACTGGATCTTTCTATCTTAATGGAACCTATCTTGGGGTCCAACTTTATGGTGGCGCGCAAACATCCAGCATCACTCTTCAAGAAATCAAAGGCTAATGTCACTCGACTCACAGACAGTCCGCGACGGCGACATGGGATTTATCGGCTACTCCAGCCGGTTGAATCCGGTCTCGCTTCCGGCTGGCATGCTCCAAGTTTCGGAGAACATGCGGCTGGATCGCGGAGTTGCTGTGACTCGCAAGGGCGCCAAGCGAATGCTCGACAACATCAGCATTGCCAGCACGCCGCTGACCGTTCCCTTTGTGCTGACAACGCCAGCTCCGGTTGTCCTATCAACCTACACCGGAGGCGTCTTCGCCTCCTCGGTCTACCGCTCGCCGGACAACGTGCAGAGCGCCGAAATTGTGGTGCTCGCTGGAGCTGACAAAGCCTACACCGCGCTTCTCGACGACAGCCAAGTGATCGCTGGCGTTTGGTCCGGCGGCAACATCGTCACCGATACCGGCGAGGACATTGTCGATCACGATGGCAACCTGCTCATCATCTCGATCCTCTCGCAGACCATCACCTACCCTTCTGGCCCAGACGAGATCGTTGAGCCGAGCGACTATGTGAGCCTAATCCAAGCCAACGACCTGCTCTATTTGCTGCGCGAGGCCGATGCCAGCCGTCCTACATGGGGTAGAAAGGTTGTTAATGCGGCGACAACCGTGAGCGGAACAACTGCCACGATCACCTGCAACGACCACGGCTACTCTGCCGGTGAGCGAGTGCGACTAGAGGGAAGCGATGTCGCGGCATTCGACGGACAAGAATACGACATCCTCGGAGGCGTTGACGCCCCGACGACCAACACTTTCAAGATCACTGTGCCGAGCGGAACGGCGACTGACAGCTCGGCGACCGGCCGCACGGTGCGCAAGGTGAAGGCGCCGCTCTATTGGGATGGCGCGGCGGCGGCCTTTGTCCGCAGTCCGGCGGGTATTCCTAGCGGCCTTCCGGCCACCTACAAGACCATGCGCTCGGTTGCATGGGCTACTTACAGCAACAACCGCCTCGTCATCCCTGACGGCAAGAGCCAAGTGATGATCTCGGACATCTTGGACGCCAACACCTACGATCCTTTCTGGTCATCCTTCCGCGCCGGTTCCGGCAGCAATGACTTCGTTGTTGCCGTGCATCCTTGGGTTGAGGGCCAGTTCTTGGTCTTCTGCCGGAAGTCCATCTGGCTCGCTACGGTCAACCAGTTTGCCTCAACCGATGGCTCGGACTTCAGCATCGACACTCCGGTGAGCAACTTGCAACTGCTGACTGATGAGGTCGGATGCTCTGCGCGCAAGACGATCCAGACGGCCGGACAATACGTCTATTTCCTTTCTGATGCTGGCGTCTACCGCCTCGACGCGCGCCTCGATCTGAAGCTGCGAGGCGACACCAAGCCGCTATCCGATCCCATCGCCGACCAGCTCGACAACCTCAACGCCTCGCTCGTCGAAGACGCTGTCGGTCTTTGGTATGCGAACCGCTACTACCTCGCCGTCCCGCTGGCCGGTGCCGACAACAACAACGGTGTCTTTCTCTACAATGCACTGAACGAGCAGTGGGAAACGCGCGACATCTACGGCTTCGGCGTGGATGACTTTGTCGTCGCCACGCGCAATAACGAGCGCCGCCTTTTTGTCACCAACCAAGCGGGAAAGCTCATGCTTCTCGACGAGGTTGAGGCTGGCGATGAGTCGCCGGACAGCTCGGCAAACGTCACTACCGCCGTTGCCGGAAAGATCCTGACTCGCCGTTACGGTCTCGGCTCCATGCATAATAAGCGCTTCATCCGCTCGCTCGCCGATGTGGTTCTTCCGAATACCGGCAGCGTCACAGTGAAGGCGATTACGGTCAACCCAGATGCGACCATTACGTTGGTCCCCGGACAGACCAATCTGAGCGGCCTTGCAGAAGACTACACGCTCAAAAACCCGATCCGCGCCAAGGCGCACTACTGCGAACTCCAATTTGAAACCACGGCCAACCGGCCGGAAATCCGCAACGTCTCCATTGAGGCAACCGCACCAAGCCTGCCGCAGAGCGAGACCAGACACGCAGCATAATTATGGCAACCGTCACAACTACACCTATCCGCACCTTCGTCTCTGGCGAGACCGTAACACCGGCCAAGCTCAACGAGCTTTCCACGCCGACCATCTCGGTAAGCAGCATCGTCAACGCTGACATTGATGCCAGCGCCGCCATTGCCGGAAGCAAGCTGGCCTCCGGCGCGGTTGGTGCAACGCAGCTAGGAACCGGAGCCATCACCGGACAAACCGCCATCGACGCCTTGGCCAACGGCGACACCCTGCTCATCCACGACGACAGCAACACGGCGCTGCGCAAGGTGACGTGGGCGCAGATTGTGGCGGCGGCGCAGCCGGTGGGGAGTGTATTGCAGACGGTCTACGTTGAAACAACGGACAGAACAACGATCACCGACCTGATTCCAGACGACGACACGATCCCGCAAATCACGGAAGGCGCGCAGGTTTTGACGCTCAACATTACACCATCATCGACGAGCAACAAGATCCTTCTTACGTCTGTTGTTTGTGTGGGTCACAGCGGCAACTATGGGGTTGCGTGCTGTTTGTTTAAGACGGGGACGAGCAATGCACTTTGCACTGTTGCCGAACCTGCCGGTGCGGGAGATGCCTATAATCCATCACGCGCAATCACTTACATGGATTCGCCAAACACTACATCGCAAGTAACATATTCGCTGCGCGTTGGGTCTTCGGTCAGTGGGACCAAACTTAATGACTGGTATGCAAACGGCCCGAAATACGGTCAATCAATTCGGACAACGCTAATGGCCCAAGAAATCAAAGGCTAATGCTCGCATGGCAACTCGCAAAGCAATGGCACGACAGCAACGTAACAACGGAAACCTTTGAAGAAACACTAGGATGGCATCTGTCGAACGGTCTTGTCTATTCGACGCCGCAGGTCTTCCTGCTGGCGCGCGAAGTGCATTGGGATGCGGAGCAAAAGGAGATGCGCGATGAAGGCGAGCGGAATGCTTGGTTTGTGGAGCTGGCTGCTGCTGTTGGTTGCGCAAACCCTGTTTGGCACTTCATGCGTGTGGCGTCACGCCCTCAGAGGTGGGCGCTATGGTGCCGACATAACAGTTTTGAAATAAAGGCCCACGATTGGGCGAAACTTAGCAAGAAAGTAGGAGGACAATAATATGGGTGGAGGTGGAGGAGGAAAATCTAAGAAATCGTCGGCGCCGCCGCAGGCTGCACCGTTAGACTTTGGCGCCATCATGGCGGCCAGCAGCGCGGCAGCAACCGAGCAAATCAAGCAGCAGTATGCTTCTTTAATCGAAAACTATCCGAAGCTAGAGGAGCTGTCGCTCGGCACGGTCCAAAAGCTGGCGACTAATCTCGGCAACCAAGAGACCCGTGACGCGCAGGATTACATCCGCCGTGGCCTCGCGCTCGGCGAGCTGGACCCAGCGGCGGCCGATCCAACGACGATTGAGCAGGCTCTTTACAATCAGGGCGAACGCGAGCTGGCCCTCGGCCGGTCGCTCTCGCCGGAACAGGAGCGTGCAGCACAGCAATCGGCCCGCGCTGCCTTCGCTGCTCGCGGCCTTGGCACAAGCATGGGCAGCGCCGCAGCCGAAGTGCTTAACCGTGACGCCATGGCGTCCGCCCGCGAGCGTGAGCGGCAGGGCTTTGCCTCGTCGGCGAACGACCAGTTTGTTGGCAACATCACCAACCGGCGGCTCAACTTGGCTAATATGTATTTCGGCGGGGCCGGAAACCTGATCGCTGCTGACCCCTACAACCGCGCCGTGGGACCGGGCCTTGGCCTTGCCACCAACACTCAGGGCAACCAGATGCAGCAAATTGGCCGCGCATTTGATGGCGCAAACCAGATGGCTGGAAACGTTGCCAGTTTCAACGCGAATATGGCGGCAAGCAATTACAACTCCTACATGAACAACCAATCCGCACTACAAGCGGCGAGGATGCAGTCTGGCGCGCTTGGCCAGCAGGGCATGATGGGGATGTTTGGCGGGATCGGCGGCGGCATCGCTTCCGGTGCTGGCATGGCTATCGCGGGCGCCTCTTTCTAATGACCTACGAAGACAAAGTCTCCTACGCCCACCAGCTCATCGAGCAGTCGCTCGCGGAGTTTGGCAGTCCGTGCATCGCCTGCTCGTTTGGCAAGGATAGCATGGTGGTGCTGGACTTGGTGCGGCGGCACCGGAATGACCTGCCGGTTGTCTTTCACCGCGAGCCTTGGCAGCCGCACAAGTATCGGTTCGCCGATGCGGTGATCCAGCACTACGGACTGCGGGTCTACGATTTCCCGCCCTCGGCCACGATGGTGCAGGACGGCGGTGGCGAGGTGGAGATCGCCGGATACTACCAGATCGGCGCCCGCTACAATATGCTGCCGACCGGCATCCGCGCCCCGAAGGACG